TCGGTGGAGGTGTCGAGGATGTTGTACTCGACCACGCGGGAAACGTCTTCGGCGAAGGTCACCTGATTGCCTGGACTTTCCCACTGTTTGACCTTGGCCAGTGCGGCGATGGCCAGGGAGGACGGCGACAGGAACACGTTTTTCTTCGCCGCCTTGGAGTACACAGACGGCATGTTGTGCACCAGCAGGCAGCGGTCGAAGCCCAAGTCTGCACCGCCCAACTCGCCGCTGTAGGTCACTTGGTCGGCCACCGAAGCGTCCTTGCCATCCAGTACCACACGGGCCTTGATGCGCTTGCCGAAGGAGGCAAACTCACCGGCTACGGCTTTGGTGCCAGTAAAACCTGGAGCGCCGATGATGGTCAGGTCTTCAGGGACGCTGCTCAGGGCCGCCAGGCCCAGTTTGCGACCGGTGACCGGGTCGTTGCCGCCGATCACATTGTTGATTGTATCGGCCGGGGTGGCGCCCTCCTCCACGATTACCACGTAAACCGGCACCTTCACCACTTTGAGGATCTGGTACACCGCTTGAAACAGCGTGCCCGATTCAGTACCGGTGGGGTCCAGCAGCGCCTGGGTGGTGAAGCTGTTGATACGGAACGGCGCGTTTTTTGGAATCGACGCATGGGCGTTCGGCGCGGTGCCGACCAGGCCGATCACGTTATCGCCCAGGCCACCCATGGCCTCGGGGGATTCGGTGGCGTTGACGGTGATGCCGTTGTGCTCGAAGTTCAAAACCTCAGCCATGATTAGTCAGCCTTCTTGGGGGTGGAGTTGAGGGCGCTGGTCAGTTCCAGACGGCCGGCGGTGCGCAGGGCGGATGCTTCGACGTCGAGCAGTTCCAGCTCCTCGCCGGCGGTGGACCAGTGGCCCCCTCCGATGGGGAATGGGATGAGGACGGTGTAGGTTTGGCGGGTGGGCATGGTGTAACTCTCCAGGTGATAAACGCCAAAGCCCCTGTGGGAGGGGCTTTGGGGAGGCGAAAAAAAACCGCTTTCGCGGTTATCAGTTATTTCAGGAAATCGGGTTTGGATGGCCAGAGAACTGCGTCTGGATCTTCTCCCTGATCTGGAATATCACGCAGTTTCTGACGATACTCAGCGAATATAAGTTTATGGGTGTCTAGCATCGGATAGTCTGGCATTGCTGCATAATCACTCGCCGACAAGTCTTGATCCCTTGCGTTACGAACCATTTCCCACTTGATAATCGGATGAAGTTCAGCAGGTATAAATAGTGGTTTCATATTCTCTCCTCAGCCTAGAGCCAACATCGTTCCCCAATCACCTGGGTTGGTTACAACACCTGTGCAAGCCCCTGCCAGCATTACCTCAACAACGCCAGTTGATGAGGTGCGCATCGGGTGCAGATGGTAATAAGTTCCAAACAATTCTGTAGGAGAAATAACACTGGAACACCAACGCCACTTGCCCTTTTCAACGCCATTGCTCCATGCTCCAGAAACGCTACCTTCCAAAAGACGCACGAATGCGCCTACGGTCAGGTAGGAGTTCTGCGGTACTGCACCAGAGCCATTCGCGAGCGCCATATCTACCGTGTAAGGGAACGCGAGCCAAGGACTAACTCCTGACACCGACCACTTCATTTGCCACAGATATACAAACGTACGCCAATAGTCGCTCGCCCTGATGTCAAAATTTGGATATTTCTCACGCACATCTGCCTGCACCTGAAGCAAGAAATCCACATCAGTTTGGGGGCGTCCGGCCGCTTGTGACACAGGGGTTATTGCTCGCAGTTTAGTGGGCGTCACTTCAGCATGAATCCCCCAATTTTCAATTAGTGTTCCGTCAGCATTGGGTGAAAGATTAAAATTCTTACTGACCGCTAATCTTGGGAGTCTATTTTTCAACTCTGCCAATTGAGCGTCATACGCCAAGCGGGCATCCGCTATCGCCTTATCAATTTCCCCGACTTTTCCGGTAACAACTTTAGTCAAGTTATTTGCCGCGCTAACGACGGCAGAAAGTTGCTGCTCAGTACTCAAATTAATGCTCCTAAACGCTTAGAAAGCGTCATTTAAAATCAATAAAAACGCTTTATTTTTTTTCGACTTCCATTACTCGAAATAGAACCCCTACGCCGCGTGCCATATTGTCTATACTCGCGGCCGACAAGGCCGCAATCTCATCAGTCAATAGCACATTCAAATTCTCATTCCCCACCACAATCGTCACGCTGTCCGTCGGCAACGGCGAAACATCCAACGTAAACTTCTGCAGCACTCGCGCCGCCGCCGCTTTATACGTCAGCAATTTCCCAGCCACGGAATACACCGCCAGCAAGGTTCCACTGGCGAGATAAAATCCGAACTCGCCAATTTCATACTCGCCATCGCCGTCAAACAGCGCGGCCATCCTGAGTTGGTGCTCGCCCAGGTCTTCGTAATCCACAATGGCAACCCGCTGTCGCTCATCGCGCAAGGCAACTTCAGTGCCGTCAGGGGAGTAGCGGCCGGTGCCGGCGCCGATGTGGGTGATTTCGCCTTTCAAGCCCTGGTTCTTTGCCTGCAGCACTTCATCCAATCCCTTGGAGGTGAAGCGCACCAGGCGCGTGATGTCATCTGTCATGGCTGCGCCCTGAGGTCATAGTCGTTAATGGTGTAGTGCCGGGTCACCCCGGTACTGTTAAGCCGGGCAGTCAGCGCCCACTCCGGCAACGCGCCGTCCAGATACAACTCTCCGTCGCTTAACGGAGCATCGAGAACTTGCGTGAGCGCAAGCTGACCTTCGGTCTCGTGAACAAGGGTGATCGTGGCCTGGTCCCGCTCGCTTTTCGCGGCGTTGATGCGGCGGATCAGCCGATTGTGATCGCCACTGGACCAACTGCGCCCAATGATCGCCTGCACATCGAAGGTATACGGCGTGCCGCTTGGTCGCTGCTGATACCAGGCCCTGATGTCGGGGGTAAAACCCAGTGACTCCACCGCATGGCTCAGCGCCTTGGGGGTGCCGGCCTGACGCTGGATCTGCCAGGACAGAGCCACGGTGAGTCGCTTTTCAGACTCGCTGGCGTCGGCATCCCATTCGCTGACACCGCGATCGGCAGCCAGATAAGGAAGAAATTCGCTCGGGGTGTGCAGCGGGTTCATCAGCGCCGGAAACGGGGGCATGACCCGGTCGAGCAATACCCCAAAACCCAAATCCAGCGCCTTTTCCAGCGGTGAACTGTTGGCCGGCAACAAACTCGCGTTGAGGTCACTCATAGCGTGCGCACCTCCACCTCGACACCCGTGCAGTACGGAGCCTCGAACGCCGAGCTGACAATCGGCTCCAGCGGTTCAAGGATCTGCAATTGCGCCGCGCCAGCACTGTGAATGGCATAGTCGATCCAGCTCGGGTCCACCCGCCCTTCCAGGCGATGGCAGGACTCGGCGTATGCCTGCAGCAGTTTTTGCGCGGCGACCTGGGTGAGTCCGGAATCCGGTCCGGCATTGATCTTGGCGACCACGCGGATTTTGTACGGCAGGATGTGTGCGCCTTGCACACTGACCAGGTCGGTTTCCGGACGGACATCCGGCCGTGCGAAATGTCGTCGCACGCCGTCCAGCAAGTCGGCAGACGGCGTGCCATCGCCCTCCCGCGCCAGGACGGTGACCATGACCTCGCCAGGTGCGGTTCGTCGCCCATTGCCATCCTTGACCCGCACCGCATAACCGTCCGGGTCGAAGGTATACGTGACCGTGACCACGCCCGGCGTCGCGCTCTGCACATTCACCGCCGGGCGCTCGCCAAGGGTGAACACTTCGCGGCGGTACTGCATGCGCGAGCCGGCAGCCGGGGCGTGGGGAGCGAGGTAGTAGCGCAACCGGGCATCCTCGTCGCTTTCCAGGGTCGGCGGCACCGGCGGGAATGCGGCGGAGTCGCCGGGGTCCAGCACCTGGCGCTCCAGGCCCATATCGGCCAGGCGCGCATCCAGATTGCTGCCGGTGGCCCACCACGCCAGCATCTGCTTGATGCGGGCGTTGTATTGGCGCTCATGGGTTTGCAGACGCACGCAAAAGGCTTCCAGGGCCAGGGTCAGCAGTTCGCTTTCGTTGTCGAGGCTGACCTTGAGTTTGGCCGCGCTTTGCGGCGCGCGGGTGGCAACGTAGTCCACCACGAACGCCTTGAATTCGGCCAGCAAGGGTTCGAACTCGTCCACCGCAATGATGGCCGGTTCCGCCAGCTGGTTCTGGCCGGGGATCAACATGCTCATGTCACGACCTCGAAGGTTTGTTGGCGGTTTTTCCAAGTGCCGGAGAACCGCAGCAACAAGCCGGCCCCCTGGCGAGTGGCGACGATGACCTGGGGTTGAAAGTCGCCGATGCCGTTCTGCGCGTTGTAGAACGCCTGGGCGGCGTGGCTCTGCGCAAGAATCAGCAGATCATCGCCAAGGTTCTGGCCCAGCAGTTGCGGGACCCGCGAGCCGTACAACGGACGCTTCTGGCGAGTGCCCAGAGGAGTGGTGAGCGCTCGGGTGGCGCGCTGCACGAATTGCAGCCAGTCATCGACGGCTGCCCCGCTGTTTCGGTCGATACCGATCATGGGATGTCCTTATCGGGGGCTGATGAGACGCCCTTGGTGGTCAACCACCGGGCCGCTGAAATGGGCGCCGCCGGCGTCGAGCAACAACGCGGTGCCGCCGATTTGCAGGGTGATGCCCTGGGCGTTGAGGATCAGGCCGCTGGCGCCGACCCTGGCCTCGATCTGCTCGCGCGAGCCGCTAAACGTGGTCGGGCCGTTGACCCAGTTGAATGTGTGGCTGGCGTCGTCGTAGTCGCTCTGCGTACCGTCCTGATGACGGCGCCGGGTTAACGACGCAACGCTGGAGACCGGCGGAAACAGGCTGCTGTTGAGCCCAAACAAGGCCACCGACTGCGCGCCGCCTTCGCCACCGCCATAGTTGAGCAACAGGCACTGCTCACCCACCGATGGAATGCGCGTTTCGGTTTGCGCACCAGCGCTGGGATTGAAAAAACGGATCGCCGGCGTGAGCAGATCGCCATGGCTGACCTTGCAGGTATTGGCGGCGGCGTCGACCTGCTGGCAAACACCGATTCGGCAAAAGCTCTCGGCGCGTCGATACAGGTCTTCGAGCTGGCTTTCCATTTCTGCCAGGCGCTCGACAATCGGCCCCAGTTGCATGCGTAAGAGCGCGTCGAACATAAATTACTCCGCCAGTGGCTTGTATTGGTCAGGGTCATTGATGTTCATGACTTCCCAAGTGCGGGCAAACAGAGGTTGGCCTGTAGGGTCGTTGAGCAACACCGGCCCGATGTAGAGGGTTTGGGTGAAGGAAACAGCCCAGGTGTCGTAGTCCGTTTCTGCCGCAGCCCGCGAAGCAGGAGCGGCAACGATATTCGTCGGCAAATCGCACTGTGCCTGGGGCAGGTTCCAGCGGTTGTCCAGCACCAGGTCCATCAGTTGACTGGCCAGGTCGCAGGCGTCGAACGGCAAGGCACCCGGTGCAACCATGGCCTTGAGCGAAATGGTCAGCGCGTGTGCCTTGCGCCCTTCTGGCGAGCGAACGCCGGGGCCGTTGCCCTCGACCGTGACCAGCACGCCGGTGTTTACGCCGCCGCCCTGAAAGTCCTGATGGCTGCCGATCTTCAGGTCGGGGAAGGCAGCGTGCAGCGCCTGGCCGATGGCTTGCGGCAATTGGGAGGGTTTTTCGATGAGCATCATGTCAGTGGCTTCCTTGCAGCAATTAACGCGGATCCTGGCGCGGGCCTTCGTTGATCCCGATACGTTTGGCCGCCCAGCGCTCGTAGAGCCCGATGGCTGCGTCGGCGCCGGCCATGGCGGTCAGGCATCCGATGGCGCCGGCCGTCCAGATCGACATGCCGGCGGCGTAACACAGCATCAAGGCTGAAACGCCGCAGACCATGCAGGCCCCGGAGCGCAGCGCCAGGCGCCGAATCAGCGACCAGCCGCGGGCGCCTTCCTTGTCGGCACGCCACATTTCGCCGGACACGCCGCCGATCACCGCCAATATGATGACCAGCCAGATAGGCATTTCCGCTAACGCCTGTTGTTCGTTTGTCATGTCACGCCTCCTGGCTGAGCACTGAATAGTCCGTTTTTCATTTGCAAATAATTCGATAGGTAGGCATTCCAAAAAGCCCGGTCGCCCGGGCTTTTCAGTAATGCTGTCCGCGGACTTTCGGCGCTACTGGCGCGGTACGGTCCTTTCCTCAATGTTTTTCCGACCACGATCCCTGTCTGCCGGATAACTGCTTCTGGTG